TACTCTTTATAGCATTATTGTTATCAGGTAACGCATACGCAGATAACTCAATCGGGCTGTCAATCTGCAAGGGTGAATATGCTTTATGTGCTGCATCTCCAACTAAAGCGATACCCGGCAAGAAAGTAATTATTAACGGATTAGAATTTGATGCTGGTGTAGCAGTTTGTCCTGTACTTAAAGGGCTAAGTATTGCTAATTTAAGTTTAATGAACGGCTCATGCAAAGCACCAGAAGGTAAGGTTTGGAGCTTGTTTGCGCCTCTTAAAAGCTATCCTCAAGCACCCACTTGGGAAACAGTCCCAGCAGTTATAAGAACATTTACTACTACTGCTGATTCTGGTATGAGCAATATGTGGAGCATGATTTGTGAAAAACAAAAAAGCAAAACAAACGGAGTGCAACTAGCTGACTGTTACGGGCCTCTAAACGAATCCCCGTGGACAGGTACTGCTATCCCTGTTGGAACTCTAGTCGGAACGGCTGCACCTGTTGGCGCATCTTATCCAGTAGGCGGTAACTTTCCTTGAAAATTGTCAAACAATTATTAACCGAGTCAGATAACGAAACGCACGACATATTCAGGTGGCTGTCATTGGCAAGCGTTGCCGTTGCTATCGGACTGAGTATTTATTCTGTGATTCATGGAGGAATATGGGATGCACAAAGTTACGGAATTGGGCTAGGCGGACTTCTCGCTGGTACTGGTGTTGCCATAGGACTTAAAAAATGATTTTGCTAGAAGAGTACTTCAACAATAAAAAAGCCTTATCTTTGCATACCGATAATGCAAAAGTTTTACTTGTCTACGTCAATAATTTGCTAACTGAGTATATTCGAGCAACAAAGAAACAACTTCCGATAAATGGGCTAACGCACAATTTAATCTCAGGTAATTTGAATGGTGATGGCGGTTATAGACTGACAGACAGTAAAACAGGTGCTAAATTGTCATCTCACAAACTTGGGAAAGGGATAGACATTTTTGATCCAAAAAATGAACTAGACGATTGGATAACAGATGAAATATTAGAACGGAATTATCTGTTTAGAGAACATCCAACACACACTTCACATTGGTGTCATCTTACAACTCGTTATCCCTCATCAAGAAAAAGAACATTTTTTCCATGATACCTTTTTTAACAGCGTTACCTTTTGCAACCAAATTAGCAAGTGCTACGATTGCGTTTACTGCGATATTCTTGTTCGGTATGTACTTGGGTAACAAAATCGGAGTATCGTCTTGCCACGAGGCTGTAATCGAGGCACAGAGGCATAGTATGGAAACACAAGAGAAGCAATCAGCCGTTACTGATAAAATTGTAACTAAATACGTTGATAGGATAAAAATTGTTAAGAAAAATGTAGTTAAGGAGGTAAAAGTATATGTTAAAGATAATATTACTTTGTCTGGCGGTTTCAGGGTGTGGCACGATAGCTCCGCAAACAATGAAATTCCCGACTCCTCCAGAATTGCTAATGCAAAAGCCGTTGCCGTTGAAGATGTTGCCAGTTCCGTTGCAGGAAATTACGGTATCTGCCACGAGAACTCCGCTACCTTAATATCATTACAAGATTGGGTTAGAGAACAGTCAATGATTAAATAATCTTTGAAGCGTATTTAAAAAGCATATCTTTCTTAATAAGGAAAGCCTTCTTCTTAAAGTTATCTCCACTACAAAAAAATTCTGAATAAGTTAGTTTATTAAACAAAATACACTTAATTATTTCTGATGGCTTAATTACACAAAAAACTTTATCATCATAAAGCACCCAAAACTTAGCTTTTGTAGTCATCAGGCCAGATGAAGTATCTCTTGATTCTATTTCGATTACAAAATTATTAGTTTCGTTGCTTTTTGGATCATACTTTACTTCCACTCCTGCTGATATTTCAGGTATCCATATATCATAATCTTTAAAATCTCCCAGTATTCTACAAGCGCATGGATACTTTTCTCTTATAATTTTAAGAACTTTATCTTCTACCAATGTGCCTCTTTCTAAATCTAATTGAAAGTTACTCATAAATTGAAATATTTACTTTGCACAAACCGCCCTTAACAATCGCTCCACGCTCTACTGACAGCTTATCTATCTGAGAATCATCGTCAAATAATTGCGCCTGGCACATAGCATCTAAAAGCGATTTAATGGAGTTATCTATATCCCTTACCCTCTTATCTGGCGGGTTTAATGTGATGGACACAGATAGCCTATCAGAACCATATTTTTTATGGCCAATGCTTGACAATAAAACTTCTTGTTTGAACGCTTTAGCTTTAGGTGTTAGAAATCTATGGCTTCCTGAGAAACCCCAGTAGCTATTTATTGATGGCGGGTAAGGGAAAATAAACATATATTAATTATACTATATGATATATAATAGATGTGTCATTTTGACATATAAAGGAAATATAACATGAAAACATATTCAGAGTTACGTTCAATTAATGTTAACGAGCATACAGAGAAAAAAGGCAATTTAACATATCTTAGCTGGGCATGGGCGGTAGATACGCTTCTTCAGAATGATCCTTCCGCTACTTGGTTCTACATCGAACCAGTAAAATTCAATGAAACAATGATGGTATTTTGCAGGGTAGATGCTTTTGGTAAATCTATGACAGCTCAACTACCTGTAATGGACTATAAGAATAAAGCAATCTCAAATCCTGACGCTATGTCTGTAAACACCGCTATGCAACGATGTCTGGCAAAGGCAATCGCACTTCACGGAATTGGATTATATATTTATTCTGGAGAAGATGTCCCAAATATTGAGACTGAAGTTGTTGATGTTACCGACATAGTTGTGGCTTTAGCAGAATCCGCAGATGTTGACGCATTAAAGAAAATCTATCTAAGTGCTGTTAAATTCTGCGACGGCAATCAAGATGCGCTAAAGTTGATTCTTGACGCTAAAGATTCGCGCAAGAAAGCATTGGAGGCTAAATGATAGCGCAAGGAACTCCAGAGTTTTTCGCCCAGCGTCTTGGACACGTTACAGCCAGCATGATGAGTCATGTTCTAGCTGTTGGCAAAGGCGGAGAAGCACTTACTCGAAAAAACTACCGTCTGCAACTTGTTGCTGAACGAATGAGTGGAGTTGGAGTTGAGTCATTCTCAAGTTCTGCAATGGAATGGGGAACGGCTACTGAACCTCTGGCTAGGATGCAGTATGAAGCTCATGCTGGAGTTTTAGTCGACTCCGCACCCTTTTGTATTCACCCGTCAATAAAGTGGGTAGGTGCGTCACCAGATGGCTTTGTACACGATGGTTTGTTGGAGATAAAATGCCCAAATACGCAAACGCATCTAGGTTATCGGCTAGAGAATCAATGTCCGCCAAGATATGTTGCTCAGATTCAATGCCAGTTATGGTGTACAGAGCGAGATTGGGCAGACTTTGTTAGCTTTGATCCTAGACTGCCAGAGCGATTGCAGTTATTTGTTTTTAGAGTACAGAGAGACGATAACTTCATTGCGGAGATGCAGAAAAACACTATTAAATTTTTGTCGGAAGTAGAGCAAACAATTAACAAATTGGAGGAAATAAAATGAACGGATTAAATCAATGTAATTTTATTGGAAATTTGGCACGAGATCCTGAAACAAAGTTTACAGCTGGAGGAGATGCAATCTGTAATTTTAGCATTGGTTGTGGTTGGAAAACCAAAACAAAAGAAGGAACTGAATGGGTTAATGTTTCCGCATTTGGAAAACTTGCTGAGATATGCGGGCAGTACTTAAAAAAAGGTAGCCAGGTGTATGTCTCTGGCAAACTAAAGACTGATAAATATGAGAAAGATGGCGTGGTTAAATATTCAACTAAAATATCAGCCGACACTATTCAATTTCTTAGTAAGTCAGAGGGTAAGCCAACTACTAAAAGTGATAATTTTTTAGATGACGATATTGCATTTTAAGGTATAATAAAAAGGCGGATAAAGTAGTTGCCAAAGTTGTTCGCATGGGGGGTATATAGAAATATATATCCCTCATTTCTTTTATAAATCAATAAATTAGCTTACCTAAAAATATATATTATAATATATGCTTGACAACTATAATACATCTCTATAAGGTGTAGTTATCGACATCATTTTGATGGCGAATAGGAGATAAAAATGAAATTCAAACTTACTTATAAACCAACAGGCAACCAATTAAAATATAGGGCAACTGATTGGACTTCGTTCGAGTCTGCTTTGCATCGTATTGAACTGGACAATGATGAATTAAAACTTGAATATGAGTATTTTGTTAATGATAAAAGTGTTGATTTTGATGCTGCTGTAGCAGCAGTAAAAGTTGCCAGACAAGAATACTGGGACAAGTTTAATCTAACAAAAAAAGAAGTGTGGGTTCTTCATGGAGTGTGCAATTTGCCACAAAATTGGTGTTCTTACTGGGTAAAAAAATAAGGAGAATAAAATGAGTAGATACGATGAAGGTTATAACCATCTAAACCAGCCCGCAAAGAGACAATTTGAATTAGTACCAATGTTAATCGTGGCACTGGCCACATTAACAATAATTGTTTTGCAGTTAATCAATAATTGCGGAGGTGTGCAATGACAGAATTTGAAGAATATGCTTCATTTCTTGACGAAGACTTTGCTCAGGAGCAGCAACTTCAAGAACAAGAGGAAGAAAACCAAAGACATTGTGACGCAGAGCCATCGTATGATGATGATTATAATGATCCTCGTCAGACAATAGAAAAGGAGTGTCCACTATGAACAATTCAAAAAATATCGCAAACTATATACAGATAAAATTCCATGACGAGCGTCCCTTATATGTTATTAGCGTTGGTGGGGTATCAGAAGAAGATACAGACGGTAGTATTAAATACGTTGTTGCGTTAAGCGACAAAGACAGAATGTATAAGATAACGGTGGAGGCTTTATGAACGATACAATCAGTCCCTACAAAGCACTTGACTATATAAGAGATAACGCAGAAGCATACGCAGTAGCCAAAGCGTCAGTTATCTACTTGACTGAATATCGTAAGACAGTTAAAGCTATTCTAATGCAACAATCAGACGCTAAAACTGAATCGGCAAAAGAATCTTACGCTTACGCACATGAGGATTACGTTAATAATCTAGCCGCTTTGCGGACAGCTATCGAACAAGCGGAATGTATGAGATGGAAACTAATTGCAGCACAATCGAAGATTGAAGTCTGGCGCAGTCTGGAAGCGTCTACCAGAGCAGAAATTAAAGGGGTAGGTTAATGGCACACAGTAAAAAGTTTTTAAATATGATTGCTGAACTTGGTTGTTGCTTATGTTTAAGAAATGGGCATCCTGACACGCCAGCCGAGATTCACCATGTGCGAAACGGTGGTAAGAGAGATACTAGCCCAGTATTGCCTCTATGTATGGAACATCACAGAGGTGCTACTGGTGTGCATAGTCTAGGCTCAAGAGGTTTTACGGAGTGTCACGGCATAAGCGAGGAAGAGTTACTGGATAGACTGGAGTTTAGGAAATGAAAGTG